CTTGACTTCGCAATAGAGCACCGTGACGAATACATTGACGGCGAATGGAAAGGCAATGAAATCAATAAAGAGTATGAACTCACCGATTACGACTACGGTTCAAACGACGCTGAATTAATCAAAGGCTTTCTTAACGGTATTGCCGCCGGAAACAAAGACGTGACGGAAGCATACCTCGAAATGCTCAAGGATTCAACAGGCTACGACGGCATTGCATACAACACTGACAATACAGATTACTACGTAGCATTCACGCCGAATCAGATCAAATCCGCAGACAACCTCGGGACATTCGACAAGAGCAAAGGCGATATCCGCTATTCAAAACAGCTTGATACAGAAAACGACACTCCCGTTGCGCAGTCGATATCCTCATGGAAAACTTCAATAAAACAAGTGCCCGCTCTTTTCAGGAATCCGAATGTTAAGTTCGGAGAAACCAACATCGACATAGGCGGCGGTCGTTTTGACCTCGCAACAGACTTTCTGCGTGAAAACGGGACAAAAAACATGGTATTCGACCCGTACAACAGAAGCGAAGAGGTTAACAAGTCAACTCTTGACTATCTGAGAAACGGCAACAGAGCAGATACCGCGACCTGCGCGAATGTTCTCAACGTAATAGCCGAACCGGACGCAAGAGCAAACGTTATCCTTGAAACCGCGAAATCCGTCAAACAGAACGGAACGGCATACTTTATGGTGTATGAGGGCGACGGAAGCGGAGTCGGCAAAGAGACGTCGTCCGGCTGGCAAAACAACAGGAAGACAGCAGACTATGTTTCGGAAATAGAACAGTATTTCGATAAGGTTGAGAGAAAAGGAAAACTCATAACAGCTACCGAACCGAAATCCGACCTGCCTAAAGCCGCATGGGAGCTGTCCCCCGGAAACGCTGTCCGCTACTCGAAACAACTTGACGCAAACGGAAAAGAATTCGTTAAAGTGGACGACACAACCATAGACGAAAAGAACCCTAAAGACATCGTGAAAGCTTTAAAGCAAATCGCGGAATCTAAAGGATTCTATAACATGGAGATCAACGGACAAAACATAGGGCTGTCAAACGAACGCGGTATTAAAGAATGGGTGTATTCAAAAGACGCAAAGTCATTGTATCGTAGCAGCCAAACAGCTTTTAATGATAAAATACAGTCATTCCAAAACGCAGATGAACTTATCGAAGCCGCCAAGTCATTCATCAACGAAGAATCGGTTCACAAGAAGAAGTTTGATAATTTCGCGCGCGGAGAGATCAGGTTCAAAGTTGGTGACAATGGATACCTTGCGGACATTCTTATCGGCATAAGAAGAAATCAAAACGCAGAACTCTATGACATTGTGAATATAACCCCGATAAAAATAACAGAGAACTCCGGACGTTATGTTACGGATAATACCGTTCAAACGAGACAGGAATCCTCTGTTGACTCAAGTGTATCACAAACAGAATCAAATGTCAATACCAACACCGAAAATTCTTCTGTAAATTCTTCGGCAGAAACAGACAACCGCTACTCCCGTGAGCTTCTCACTCCCGAGCAGAAGAAGATACGCCGCCTTGAGGAGCGCAACGACTTCCTTGAAAGACAGCTCGTGCAGACAAATCCTCTCGGAGGAAAGGCTCGCGCTGTTTCTCCGACGACTAAGGCGAAAATCGCAAAGCAGCTTGCCGCCGGAATGCCAGGCGTCAGAACATCTGAGGTAAACGAAAAGCTCACGGAGGTATTCAACGCCATCGAGCACTCGGGCGCAGGTACAAGAGAAGAATACCGCGACGCTGTAACCAAAGCCGCGGAGAAAGCCGCAACAGAGCTGTACAATGACTTCAAGGTAGATAACGTCAACCCGCTCTATGAAGAGTTCACAGACCTCTACAAACACATCAGAGGCATGAAGTTCAAGATAACCGACACCGTCAAGAATGACATGAACGACTTTGCCGAATTCAAAAAGAGCGTCCGCGGCGTTCTCCGTTTCGACAACGAGAACGGACTCCCCGTCGATACCGCTTACATGGAGCTGTACGATATGCAGCCATCCCTTTTCGCCGACAACACAGGAGAGCCGATAGGCAATCAGGGAGACCAGCTCATAAGAATAGCCGAGGTTCAGGAGAAAATCTCAAAGGAAGCGGGACACCCGTATCAGGACGCGTCACAGGAGGACGACGCATACATCATCCGCACAATACGCGACGCTATTCTCTCTTCCTACGTGGAGAATTCAAAAGAAACCCTCGCTTCTCAGAACAAAACTCTCAGACGCGAGAATGAAAAGCTTTCCGAAAAAGCCGCCATGACTGACACTTACGCAAAAGAGCTCCGCGACGTGAGAACAATGTACGACAACCAAACGAAGGAGGAGCTGGCAAGGATCTATCGCGAATTCGTTTCTCAGGTCAAAGATCAGCAGAAACAGCTTGAGAAAAACAGCGAGAAGATCGAACGCCTGAATGACAGAATAAGCCGAAATAACGTAAACGCCGCGCAGAAGACAGCTCTCAGAGAAATAGGCAGACTGCACAATATGCTCACAAATCCCACAAAGCAGAAGCATATCCCGCAGGAGCTGAGAATCGCTGTCGGAAGATACCTCAACACCTTAAACGGAACAAAGCTTTTGAACGGCAAGACGGTAAACTCCGAGGCGATAAAGTCCGAGCTGTCGGATGACTACTCAAGAATACTCAGTCAAATTGGGGATGTGACCTCAAAACTCACTCGTTCCTCCCTCGACGGCAAGCCTACCGACTATATAAGCGCGTCAAAAGAGCAGATTAATATGCTTGAGAGAAAGGCGAAGTATATAAGTGAACTCGCACACGGCGAAACCGTCGATATGTCCGACAACATTGACTTTATCAGAAACATCACCGATATCACACGTATAGTCAACCACCTCGTCAAGGATTCAAACGACCTCTTCACAGGTGCGAGAACCGAGGAAGCCGTAGATTTCGCGAACGAGTGGAAAAACGAGCTGTCAGGGCATAAAAGCAAGGTAGGCGAGATCGGAAGCGAACGCTCCGGACTGAAAAAGTGGTTCGACGGTGCGGGCTACAGCCTCATGTCGGCAGACCTCTTCTTCGGCACGATGGGCGAAAGCGGCGAGAAAATATCCGGCTGGTACAGAAACGCTCAGACAAGACAGGTCAAAATGAAGCGCGAATACGCCGAATACATGAAGAAGCTTCTCGGAGATAACTACAGCACAATAGCGGGAAGTGTAAAAGCGAGAAACAACCTCATCGACGTCGAAATAGCCGGAGAGAAAATCAAAGTGTCGAAGAATCAGCTCATGTCCCTCTACCTTCTCTGGAATCGTCCCGCGGGCAGACGGCATATTGAAACAGGCGGCGTTTCTTTCATCAACAAAAACGGCGAAACGGGTAAAACCTACGATATCTATCCGCGCACATTTGATTCTCTCATGAGCCATCTGTCAAAAGACGATATCAGAATCGCAGACGGCATCGGCGATTTCCTCTCCGAAAACTGCTCCGAATGGGGAAACGAAGCCTCAATGCAGCTCTACGGAATCCGCCTCTATAACGACCCGAAATACTTCCCGATACGCACCGTGAGCGACAGCATCGAAACAAACTTCAATAACCTTGAGAATACGCATACCCTTGAAAATTCATCGTTCACAAAGAAGCTCAGCAAAACCGCATCCGCACCTCTCGCGATAGGAGATGTGTTCGATATCGCCGACCGCCATGTTAACGATATGTCAGCATATTCGGCATATGCTCCGCTCAATAACAGCATCTCAAGAGTGTTCAATACCGAAGGAGTAAAAGCTTCTCTCAGAAACGCATACGGGAAAGCAGGTGTGATGTATGTCGAAAACTTCATTGATAAAGTGAACGGCAATACTCCGAAGAAAGACACAAGCAACCTCGCGGATAAGGCTATGACATGGATTCCGAACAACGCGAAGAGAGCGGCGGTGTCTCTGAATATCTCCACCGCGTTCAAGCAGCCGATCTCCATCGTCCGCGCCGCCATCGTTATCAACCCGAAGTATCTGTCGAAGGCATACGCCATGATAACACCGGGCGTGAATAATATCGTAAAACAAGGCAGAGAGTATAACAGAATACTCGATCTGATGAACGAATACTCGGGAATCGCCGTCATAAAATCAATGGGATATTCCGATACGGGCTTCGGCGAGACGACGCGTGAGACATACGACGAGCAAAACCTTAAATCGGCGTACAATAAGGCGAAATATCTGAGAAACAAATACGACGATATCACAATGCGCCCTGCCGAATTCGCCGATGAGATAACGTGGGTGAGAATGTGGAAAGCCTGTGAACTTGAAGCAAAGGAAAAATACGGCTCGTCGCTGTCCGCGGACGAATTCAATAAAAAAGTCGCATCCCGCTTCAATGAGATTATCGGCAAAACTCAGGTAGTCGATTCTATCCTCGATACAGCTCCGCTCAGTACAAACCCCACGTTCAGAACATTCTTTCCGTTCATGAACGAGCCTGTGAAAACAGCGGCTACTCTTGTTTCCGCAGCAGAAAACGTCCGCAACGGAAAGGCGGGAGCAAAGAAACAGCTCGCAAAAGCGGCAGCCTGCTATGTCATATCGAATAATCTCGTAGAGCCAATCGTCACATCCCTTGTCGGAATGTGGAGACACGACTCACCCGACGACCCCGAAGAATTCGCGAAAATGTTTCTGAAACGCTTTATCGGAGTAGACATAGACGGAGAAACAACATTCGCTGATGTGATTACCTCAAACGTAGCAGACGGAATATTCGGTGTTCCGTTCATAGTCGCATGGTATGGTGCAATTACCGGTAAGCTTCAAGGTTTCGACCCCGAAAGAATGGACTTGCAGCCCGTAGCAGACCTCATTGGTAACGCCGCGTATTTCGCCAATTCACTCGGCAAGGAGGATTACGAGAATCAAAAAACAAAGATAAACTACTTCACCGATATGATGTCGTCGCTTACACAAATATTCGGCGTTCCCGGTTCAACTCTCAAGCGTGACCTATCCGCATTAGCCCGCTCGGCAGTCAATACAGTAGGCGGCTATGTCGCACAGTGGGAGCTGAATAAAGTTTACTATAACCTCGGCAATGCAAACGCAAGGGCAAATAAAAACTTCTACGATATAATGGCAAAAGCTTATAAAGCGGGAGATACGGAAGCCTACCGATATATGCTCAATGACCTCAAGAAAACTCAGGTGGGAGCGAAATCGTTCGGCGTGCCTTACAGCAAGATGAATCAGTACATAACAGAGCGCGGCGGTGAAATAGAAGTCGGCTCCGATATGTGGAACGTCTCGTTGCAGGCAGAGTATAACCTCCCAACATTCAACCCCACAATGCGTGTGGAAAAGGCGGTAACCGATATCTATCAAAAAGCCACAGCTGCAAAACTTAAGAACGCCGATAACGCGATATATAAATCCCCCACCTCAAGATCGCAAGCCAAATTCAGCGTAAACGGCGACGATTACGAAATGACGGCAGAGGAATTCGAAACCTATATATCAGGCACAGGCGATTTCGCTTATAAGATAACGACAGCTTTGACTTCAAACTATCAGTGGAATGAGCTCAATACCGAACAGAAGCTCTACGCACTTGAGAAAACTTACGAATTTTCAAGAGCTTACTGGAAAAAGAAGATCAAACCCGAATACTCGCCTCAAACCAAATGGATAAGTGAACTTTGCGGGACAAAAGTAGACTTCGCAGCCTACGCAAGAGTTATCGTGAATAAGTCGAAAGAAAAGTAAAGAAAAAAAAGGCGGAGAAAAACTCCGTCTTTTCTTTTGTCAAACAAGTGTGGTTCTAAATTCGTTCTAAACAAGTTTTAAATAAGTCTTAAACAAACGCAATTCCATTTAATGGAATCTAAAAGTTGCATGAAAAGTTGCATCGGGTGTTGCACGGTCTATAAAAATCTTTAGGGTTTTGGAAATGCACTATAAAAATTTTTGAGATTTTCGGCAGTGTTGAATAAGAATCCCGCCCCGAAATCGCATAATACACAGAAAAACCAAACAAAAACGCCTGATTTCAGCACATCAATACAATTCTCGCGATTCTGTGTCACTGGTTCAAGTCCAGTTGGGGGAGGTAATTATAGTGAGCATTTTCGCGTGTTTTCTCGCGTATGCTCACTTTTTCTTCGTTAACATTTTATTCATGTTGCATCGGTAGTTGTATCAAGGTTTCTTTTCTTCAACGAGATTTCTAAAATACTTCATCATTTCGCTGTTAATTTCTATCTCTTTTTCTTTGATAGACTCCTGATACCTCTTGAGCATATTGTTCGTGCTGTGTCCCATTCTCTCCATTGCGTACTTGTCCGGCACACCAAGAGCGAGCATTATCGAAGCGTAGTAATGACGTAGCCCATGAAAAGAACAGTTCAGATTGTAATCCACTCGAATCTTCTTGTAAAGCTCCGATATTTGTTCCGGAGTATACATCGTATAGCTTTTATCACAAGCATATTTTTTCAAGCGATCGCAAGCCCATTCGGGAAGCACAACAATTCTGTTACCGGATTCTGTTTTTGGATTTTTTATGCTATATTCTCCCGTTTCATTTTGAGCATAAGCCTTGTTGATTCTTACAAGTCCCTTTTCATAGTCTATATCCTTCAGCAAATCAAGCGCTGCTATTTCGCCTCGTCTCATGCCGCACACAGCCGCAAGAATGATCGGTACTTCACGCGGGTCTCCATCAAGCTCGGAGAACATACGCTTGATAGTTTCCTCTTCCGGCACTTCAACAGGCTTTTTCTTGACACTCGGTAATACAACGTCCGGCACATAACCTTTTCTGTATTTACGTATAGCCGCTCCGTAAAGTCCCCACCAGAGCGATACCGACTTCGGCGAATGATTCTCAGCCGCGCGGTTTATCTCCCTTTGGATTATATCATCGGTGAGGGAGTAAAGTTTTACCTCAACTAAGCCTTGAAGTGCAGTCCGCCGATATCCTTTGTATTCCCGTATCGTCTTCGGAGAATAATCCGCCGTCTCTCTTGCCGCTATGTACGCATCCACAGCATCCCCGACTGTCATCTCAAACTTCGGGACAGCGTGTCCTTCAATTTCCCGCTTGAATTCGGACACCTTGAATTCAAGTTCCTTCCTCGTTTTCGCCGAAAATCTTTTGTACTGCCTGTTTCCTTTCTCGTCTTTTCCGATGTACTCAAGCTGAGTCCATCCGTTTTTTGTTTCTTTAGGTGTTGCCATGTTAATTCCTTCCTTTTTTCGCAAGTCACCTGTCTGACAGCTTCGATTATAGCACACCTTTTACCAAAAAACAACAGTCCGTTTCAAAAATCACTAAAATATTAGAAAGGGCATGCGGATATTTCACCGTATGCCCTATGTTTTTTAATGCCTTATTTCGCGATATACTCGTAGTACAGCGCGATTTTTCCGTCATTCGCATCCTTGTCGTCAAGAAAAGCGTTTGCAAGCTCTGCGTAGAAGCCTACGCTGTTCACTCCGAATGCTCTCGCCACTTCGCAGTAGTCAGAGTAACACATATTCATAGCCGCGTAGAATTCGACAGGGTCAAGCGAATAACCGTGCTGCTTCCGCACATCCTCTGTCTGCTCCATCGTCCAGTGTCCTCCGCGAGAGTCGTCCGCGTTCTTCATTTTGCGAGTCCATTCCTCCGCAGTCTGCTTGTCAAGGCGCTTGCTCATTTCCCGCTTCTCATGTCCTTCGCCCGTCATCTTGTATTCGTCAAGGCATTTCAGACACATCATAGTATCTTCTATAACTTCGATGTTGTGAGCGTTCACGGGCATTTCCATGTATTCTTCAAGCCTGTTTTCAAGCTTTGCCTTGTATTCGTGTAAGTTTTTCATCGTTGTGCCTCCGCAGAAATGTACCTGTACAGCGAATCAATATCGCCCTCGTTAAATGCTATCCCGGCAAGTTCTATCTGTCCCGTGCGCCGAATCGCGTCCTTTGCCTGAGTGTATACCGCGTCAAGGTCAATGTTCCCACTCTCGTCACATAACCCCGCGAACATTGCGTTTCCCGAAAGGGAAGTGATCGTGTCCGCGATTTTCTTGTTTATCTGCGGAATCATAAAATACACCGCGAATTTCTTCACGCCGATAGCCTTAGCCGCAATTTCGTTCTCTATGTAATTCGCTACTCCGCGTTCGATTTGCTGTACGTTTACCATCTCGTCTTACTCCTTTCTCAGCAATATGCTTTCTCGATGAGCAGGTCGGCATATCCCGATGTGAGAGCCGCGCCTGTGTTCTTGAGCTGAACCGAAACGGGAAGGTTCACGGGCATTGAAGCACAGTTTTCAAACGTCCGAATCATGAACGGAATCGTAATGTTGACTGTGTCTCCCGCCGCTGTCGCCGTCGCAGTTCCTGTGTAAACAGTGTTCCCGCCTAAGAGAAGCGCAACAGATACCGCGCCTGCCGCTCCCGCTACTGCCGATATGTTGTATGCCACTCTGTAATATCCCGCCTCGGTGATGCTTACGGTGTCCGCAAGAGAAGTCATAACCTCGAATGTCGGGCAATTGCTTGTCCTCGGGCATACTCTGCGAGTGATGTTTCCGAGAGGTATGAGCGCATTCTCGGCTACTGCCGGAATCGCCGCGTTTGTGAGCTGTATCATTCTGTAATTCATTTTTATCTCCTTACTTTAATAAAATTGGGAGAGCTGCCGCCCTCCCTGATCTATATTGAGCGGAATATTGGATTCCTTTTGTTTTACATATTTCCGTTACCGCAACAGCTGTTGCACCCGGTATTGCATATCACTCGCTGAGGTACTACAGTCTGTGTGATTGCGTTGACTGCCGCAGAAACCGAATCAACCTGTCCCTTTAGGGAAGTGAGACCGTTTGTGACTGTAGCGTTGATAACAGCCTGTTCTGTCCACTTTGCGTTTTCGCTCTCTCTGAGGTCTTTGATCTGACCGTCAGCCCACTTGTAAAGATCGAGTATCTTTGCATCTGTCGAGCGTTCCGCTTTAACCTGCGCAAGTTCCATGTCCTTTGCGTAGTTTTCGCGGATAAGTCCGATCTCGCAAGCCGTGATCTTTCTGTCAGCTTCAAGCTGTCCGCCGTTAGCCGCCGACTGTACAAGTGCGGGAATAGCCGCCGCCATAGCCGCCGTAGCCGCTGTGTCCGCTATGCCGTTCTGTCTGTTTCCACCGAGTACACCACCGAGAATGTTTCCGAGACCGCCGTTTGCTACAGCTGCTCCGCCGAGAACAGTGCCGATAATGCCGAGAGCTTCAGTTCCTCTGCCTGCTACCCATTCTGCCATTTTTGTATTCCTCCGAAAAAATATATTTATCAGCCGAGCAGTTGCGCACCCCGCCCGGAGGATATACATGAAAAAATCTCCCTGTGTCCGATACTATTGTACCACCGACAGGGAGATAATTCTTTCAATTTATTTGCACTGTTTTTGCGTTATTTTTGCAGTCTAACGCGTTGACAATGCGTAAACTAAAGTGTTAACTTGCCTGTAACTTGCCTGTAACTTGCTTACAACTTGCCTGATTTCCGCAGTATGTACGTCAGCTTGATAAGTGCCGCCTTGTGCCACTTTGAGACCGTCGTGTATTCCCGTCCGACAGCCTCGCATACGTCGTCTAAGTTCCCTCCGTCAACGTAAAGTATGCGGAGTAACCGTTTGTATTCGGGGCGAAGATTGCACCGCTCTATAGCTTCCGCAATGTCGCGCGTATCGCCTACATTCGATATCTCGCGCTTGCGGCTTACGTGATCGGTCAACTCTCACACCCCCTTGTCGTCCTCCTTTTTGTTCTCTGCTTCTGCTTCGGTGATAACCTGAGATATCGCGTTTGCGTCGATTCTTGCCGCGTCAACCTTTGCTTCGCCGTAAATGTAGCCGATAATTGACGAGATAGCAGTGATAGCACCCGCTATCTTCGCCGCGATCTCGCCGTAGTCTCCCTCGGTTACGCCGAATGACATTGCCACACCGATAATGATACCGATGATTGTTACCCAAAGCTTGCGAGATGTGAGCTTCTGCTTCCAGTTGATTTTGTTGTTCATAAAATACACTCCTTTTTATTTCCCCTCGCCCTCGTGAGGTTCTATTGTTTCAACAATTTCTTCGCCGTAGTACCGCCCTGTTTGCAATTCCGAACGCTTTAAAAACAGATTCGGTATGATGTACGACGGCAGACCGCACGTTATCGGCGCGGCTAAGTACACGTATAGCCCGTCCATGGACGCGCTCTCGGGACAGACGGCGAGCCGCACAAACTCATATGCTATACCGATAAAGCCGCCCACAGCCCATATTATCATTACCGCCGTGAGGATGCGCTTTGTGTACTGCTTCAGCGCACCCACAGCGTTTTTTATTTTCTTGCCCATGTTAGAATACTATGATGTTGTTCACGGCGCGTGAGCCGCCCGTAGAGCGTCGTGTGATACCCTCGACGCGGATGTACGAACCGCCGCCGTCAAGCGCGATAACGTCCGAAAACTCTTCGTCTTTCAGCTTGTCCGCGATCTCGCCCGACTTGATGTAATTCGCCGTTTTAGTCTTGAGAGTGATAATCCATATCTCGCCGCCCCTCAGTCCGACGAGATTCCGCGACGTGCCGTAAAGGGAAGACGTGCCCCATCCCTCGGCGGTCACTTCATTCATCGTCACGGCGCGTCCGTCTCTGATTACGGGCAAGCCCGATATCGCGTACTTCACACCCGAGGGTATAACGCCCGTGCGCTTTATCTCCGCTTTTCCGTCGTATCCCACAAGGAGTGTAGACGGCTGTTTGTTTTTCAGATTGCTGTCAGCCGCATTCGCGGTAGTCGGATAATTCAGTCTGTTTCCGTACACGTGCGCTCTGAGGTACTTCTCAGCCCCCACAGGCACGTTTTCTATATCGCAAAGCAAATTACCGACAGGGAGGGTAAACGCGCCGTCAGCCCCGCTGTAGTACGCGAAAAAGCCGCCGTTGATGTATCTCTTCACGCCGCCCTTACGCTTGTCTCTGTCGTGATACAGTATCTTAAAATCCTTAGCTCTCGTGTACGTTACGCCGTTCTTGTTGTAATTGTCCGCGTAGGTTTTCTTCGCCGTTTCGCCCGAATAAGCCGCCTTGACCATGCCGAGGAATCTGTCCCAGCCCATGTCAAGCGTCCTGTGCGGGCAGTATTTGTTGTCTCTGGCAAAGGACTGATGAGTTCTGACAGCGTCAATGCCGAGACTGTACTTTTTCATGAGATACGCCGTCAGCTCCGCCGCGTTTTGCTCTGCTTTAATAAACCGCGCACCGCCCGATTTCGAATAGCATATCTCAATGGCAATCCCGTATCGGTTTCCCTCGCCCTGACCGCCGTCCGACGCGTGCCATGCATTACGGTCAAGCGGTACGCCTTGTACCGCTTCTTTATCGTCAACGGCGAAATGGAATGAAATCTCGCCCTCGCGCTCCTGCATATAGCGTATCTCGTTCTCGGCTTTCGCGTCGTTCGCCGTGTTGTGTATGACGATGTACCTCGGCTTCGGCATGGCATACGGGCATTTTTCGTCATACTTTCCGGCGGGCATTTTGATTTCGCGCATCTTCGTCATTGTTTTTCGCCCTCCTTTGCCTCTGTCGGCAGTGCCATGACCTCGTTGTATAGCTGTGTTGCTACGTCGTTGCCGTGGAGCGTGTGATAAGCCGCATAGGCGCGTTTGAGAGCTTCCTTCGCGTAGATAGGGCAATACCCCCTGTCAAGATACTTGTCGTGATTGCGGATTATCTCTGCGCGGAGAAGGCACTGTACTCCGTCCGCAAGCGTCTCGATCTTGTTGTCGCGCAGCTCCTTCAGCTCCTTGTTTTTCTTGTTTATCATCTTGGCATATGTGACAGCCCATGTGACCACCGCCGAACAAAAGAACGGCACAGCCCATTTAAGTATGATTATAAGTATATCGGTCACCTTTATACCTCCGCGAAATATGTCGCATCGTCAAATCCTGTCGGCACGCCATCCTCAAGCGCGACATACTTTCGTACCCCATCGGTGTAGTTATATCCCATCTTCACCACCTTGCCGGGAATCCAGTATAGCGGATTTTTAATTGTTCCGAGCGCAGTGGGATCCTCCACAAGCTCCCATGCGAATCCAGCCGCCGTTGAATATATGGGTTTCCATTTATACCCCACCTTCGGTTCTAATGTCGGTGTGGGTGCTTCAGCAATCGACTCGAGGATTAAATCTATCTTCTTTTCGTTGGTTAGCGGCTCTATTTTACTGTCATGTTTCAGGATTGCCTCCTGCATCTCGGCTATTTCCGCCACCGTCATCTCGCGTATTACGCCGTTTTCATATGTTTTCATGCTCTCACCCCTAATACTTTAATCGTAGTTCCCGCAAGTCCTAAGTTTTTACCTCCATCATTAGGTGATATTGTAAGTGATGTAATGCTCGATTGCATCCATAGATCATTATATTTGTAGCCCATTTGTTGTAACTCCGACCTCCAGTTATAATTATTGTAACTTACGTTATGCCATGCCAAAGCACCACTTCCGGGGATTAATTCTGCATAAAACGAATAGTATCTAACGGGTTGCGTCCCGGATAAGGTCGCATTACTTGATGAAGTAAATCCATTCAGCCGAGTTTTTATGCTCGTAAAAGTATCTTCTGTGTTGCATTGTATTACACACTCGACTTTAACGCGTTTCAACGCAAAATCATTGCCGTTTGAATCCTTATTAATTACAACATTGTTCACCGCCTCCGTCAGCGTTATCTCGGTAATGGTTTCCCATTCACCCCCACCTGCCGCGCTCCACAGCTTACCGTCGGCATCCACGCCGACAGCGGAGGTCATAGCGTCGGTCTTTGCGGCAGGCTTCACACCGCCGAGCACGTCCGATGTAGCCACGGGCAAAGTATACCCCTCGGGTATAGTCGGCTTGTCCGTGAGGTCGTTGTAAGAGCCCGAGAACGAGCTTGTCCCCGCGCCGATGTTCGTTCGTGCTTGCGCCTTCTGCTCGTCCGTCAGGGACTGCTCCGTGTAAAGAACAGCTCCCGACGGCGTTTCACTAACGTCCACCGTCAGTGCGTGTCCGTTAAGCGACAGCATACGCCCGTTTTTCGTCAGTATTTTCTTCGCCATAATCTCCCTCCTCACTTGCTCGTAGTCAGCGGCACCACGGTTGCACTCGTGCTTGTCGCCGACACTATCCTGTACCACTTGCTGTTGTAGTAGATGTACGGATAGCTCGATTTGTACGTATTGTAGTAGTTTCGCCATGTATTTGTGTACGCAGATCCGTTTCCTTTGATCGTGCCGTTTGTGTCCACCCACACGGACGGATATCCGCTCGGGCGTTGCGATGACATCCCTGACAGCGTAGTCTGCGCGCCCTCGTTGAGCTTGTACTCCGACTTGACTGTCGTGTAGCTTATGCGGTCATATACGTACCAGTACGAGCCGGAGTAGTTGTTGTCGGGATATTCGGAGCGCGAAGTCGCCGTGACCTCGCCGATGTACGAGCCGCGTGAATAAGTCGATGATACAGTGAGCAGTTTTATGTCCATGTTGTCAGTGCTTGTGCCGTTTGCGCTGTCTACGCGATATGTCCTGTCAGTACTATCCCATACATGACCATAGAGATACGGATAGTCCTTCCAGATATCGTTCTCAAAGTATGAATTCATTGCCACATAGTCGCTGCCGTATTGATTTTCGAGTTGTATGATGCCGTTACTGTCTATATACATACTTTTCCATGCGGTAAATGTACCCACATTAAAGCCGCCCGTGCTTTCTTCGTTTAGTGTGTGGGTAGAGTTTAATTTGTATTTCTTCCATACGTACCCATTCAGCTTTTGATACTCGTACAGTACTTGCTTCTGCCATATAATCGCGCCCGCCGCGTTGGTTATCTTTGTCAGCGCACCCCACGGGGTGGTTATCGCCTTGACACCCGTAAAGTCGTATTTGCTCGATACTGCCATCACGTCACCTCAAATACCTTTATCGTCTTTGTGCTTCCCGATTCGAGCGTCAGCGTCCATGTCTCCGAGGATGCCGCATTCACCGTGACCTTAGACAGCACTTTTCCGCTTGTCGGAGTGACGGACTGCGCCGAGGTGGACGGCGATACCGTCTTTTCCTCGGTCGTGATCTGCACCTTGCCCGTGCCGCCGTGATATCCAGCGGGGATAGTGTACGACGTTGTTCCTGTGTCAAGCGTTTTTGACACATTACCGTTTGAGACAATTCCGCTGACCGCGTCCGCGCATTCGGCTAAATCCGCCGTAGCCGTCGCAAGTCCGAGCGTGACGAGCTTAGTCCGTATCGCGTCCCGCGCCGCCGTGAGGGAATCAATGAGATTTTGTATCTGTCCCATGCCGCCCTCCGTCAAATCGCCGCAAGAGCCGTCTCGATATCATCGGTGAGTGATACGGTGCCTGTGCCGTTGTGATATCCCTCGGGGATAGTCACGCTGTCAACGGTAAGCCCGTCCATTGTGAGAGTCTTTGCACCGTTGTTTACCATCGTACCCTCCGTCGCAGTACCTTCCGCGTCCACAAATACAGAGCCGTCAAGCACCTGTGCCGCCGTTGCCGTTACGCCCGAAACGTCCTGATACTTGTCGGGTATCGCGCCGACCGTGACCTTTGTCAGCACCTTTCCCGCCGTAGGAGTAATGTCCTGCGCAGTCTTCGAGGGTGTGGCAGGCTTTGTTTCTGATACGATCTTGACAGCACCCTTGCCGTCGTGATATCCCTTAGGCACAGTATACGACAGCGTAGCCGCGTCAAGCGTCTTGTCGACAGCTCCGTTGTTTGCCATTGTACCCGCAATCGTCGTGCCGTCCGCGCCGACTATAGTCTTGTTTGCAAGCACGTCTCCGGCAGCCGCAGTGACCGCAGACGTATCATTGTAGTTGTCAGGAATTGCATTGACCGTTACGCCCGAGAGCGCGTAATATCCAGCGTCAGGCGTGACCTGCTGCTGCTTCTTCGTCGGCGTTACGGTCTTTGCCTGAGTAGCGTAGTTTCCGCCGCCGGATACACCCTGTACCGTACCCGAGCCGTTGTGATAGCCCTTCGGGATGGTATAGCTCTCGCCCTCCTTGACCTGAGCCGATACCGCGCCCTGATTGTCGATTGTGTCAATCGCCGTCGCGCAATCCGAGAGCTTCGCCGACGACTGCACAAGCCCGAGCGCAACAAGCTTTGTGCGGATTGAGTTTCGCGCCGTAGTAAGCGCCGTGAGAAGAGACTGTATGTTGTTTGCCATTTGTATAAACCTCCGTTATATAGTTTCTAAAATCGCGCCGATGTTGCCAACGATGGTGTTAACGCCGGACGATGTGATCGGCTTTGTATTATCCTCTTCGGCAACGTCCGTCGTGTCAACCGATAACGCCCCCGTCTCGCTTATCTTGAGATTCTCCCCCACAGCGACTACTCCGGGGGATTCTTTGGAGGCTATAGGAACGCTTCCGCCGCCCGTTACCTCAGTTAGAATCACTTCAACGGCATCTTCCGTCACCTGTGTGGCAATAGCGGACTTGTCTTCCTCGGTGAGGTCATACGGAGTTACATATAAATGCCCGTCTGCTCCGATTTTAGCGGGCTGTGTGTCGTATTCACCCGCGGAATCGGCGTAAATTCCGCCTACTGTTTCAGCCGTCGCAAGAGGAACTTCCGTTATTCCGCCGGACCCGGCTCCGCCCACAGCGGGAACGTCAATCCACTCGCTGTTCTTGTCGCGCCGAACCCTGAGCTTTTTCGTCTTTATCTTTGGCATTGTCCTCTCCTTTGTTCAAAATCCAATAATTCACATTATGCCGAATATCCAATCTGGATTCTTTTGTACCAATAACCGTTTTTCTCGCCGTCAACGGGGTAAGCATTTGCTGTTGTTGACATAAAATACTTTCCGGTTGAACTGCCGCAGGAACTGCTGTCTGTTACTAATACGGTATATCCCTCGTAATATGTAAAACCATAGCTCGAATCTGACAGCCTATCTACCACCCTCCAAAAAACGTTGTTTCCGTCGAAAAAAGTTATATAAGGATACTCACTGTAATAATCGTTAAGCCCATAGTGCATTAAACCGCCCTGAAATTTTTCGCCTGAACCGGCTATGCTCCCGTTATCTTGATTGATTGTATAACTTGTCCAAGCAATCATTTCACCCGATATGTCTCCGATTAATTTGTCCATTGTTTGCAAGTTATTGTCTTCGGTATAATTATACCTGTATGTATAATGAACACCGAATTGCTGCCATACATAGGGCTTTTGCCAAACCACATTGCCGGAGGAATTGACTATTTTGTGCATTTCCTTTCCGGATGAATCAGACATCATCCTGATGTTCGAAAAATCATAACTCATAAATTACTGACCCCCACTTTTTTGGTAGACGTGCTTCCGTCCGCATAAGTGATAGTCCATGTTTCATAAGTCGGTATGTCGGCGGCATTTATATTTATGCTTGTCCAAACCTTGTCAGTCGGAGCACTGAAGCTTTGCTGAGAAGCTGTCGGAGTAAATGTGTTGCCGCTTGTGTCAATATTGATTTTAACAATTCCGTTTCCGCTATGCTTTCCCGCAGGAATTGTGTAACTGGTTTTAGACGAACTCAATATTGTTGCCTGATCGGAATTGTTCGCCATTGTTCCCGTTACCTTAGAACCGTTCACATACGCCGTCTTTCCCGAGAGTATATCCCCCGCCGCAGCATTCGCGTCCGAGGTGTCAACACCCTGCGATATCGCTTCTATTTTCGCGGGAACGTCGGAGAGTGTGTCCGCATTTGACGAACCCTTTACCGTCAGTTTTGAATTAATGCTCGACAGCACCGCGGACAGCTTCGCCGCAATGCCCGTGAGTGAATCAGCTACGCTCATGTCGTCCCTCCTATCACGGCGTTTATCGACGCAATCGCTGTATCTATATCGCCTATCAGTCCATCAACGTATGCCTTTATGACCTTGTTCTGCACAGGGTTCTCCGATGTGTCCGATACCGCGCTGTCAACGGTTATCTCCGCTCCCGTGCCGTCAGCTCCGTTTACAACGGTGAATGTTGACGTTGTGCTGTCGGTGTAGGTTATAGTGTACGTGTCCGTCGTTCCTGCCGCTCCCGTGCCTGATGTGCGCTCTATCGAAACAATCCCGCGTCCGTCCGTTCCGTTCGTACCATCCGTGCCGTTAGTTCCGTTCGCGCCGTTTCTCACGCTGAAAGTCGTCGTTGTTTCATCGGTGTACGTGATCGTGTACGTGTCAACAGTCCCCGCAGAGCCGTCACCCGCCGTTCTCACTATCGAAATGATTCCGCGTCCGTCCGTTCCGTTCGTGCCGTCAACGCCGTTCGTGCCGTTCGTACCGTCTTTTCCGTCAACGCCGTCCATGATATCCGTCTCATGGTCTCCGTTAACGTCTGTGACGGTCATTTTCCGACCGCCTGTTATATCCGTAAACAATACGGTGGGTGAATATCCGTCAGCACCTCCGCCACTTCCGCCTCCCTCGGGAAGTGTCACGGGATTTCCGACAAAGGAAGTGCCGCATATAAGCCTCAGAACGCGTCCGTTGAGACTTATTCCGTCGGGGATTGATATCTCCACGTCAGTCTCCGTCGCGTCTATCATGACGTTGTCGCTGTCGTCGGGCTCTTCGCCGTCCGATGTCTTCACAAATACCCCGCTGTCCCCCTTGTCGCCTTTGTCTCCGCGAGAGACTATGCCCGTGTCCGTGTCGCCTATATACCAGTGCCCGTTATCTCCTATGTGCGGCGTGATTCCGTCCTCGCCGTCCGTGCCGTCAACACCGTCCGTACCGTCGCGCCCCGGAAGCCCTCGCTCTCCCTGAGCGTGAATTCCCGTGTCGGACGTTCCGATATACCAGTTTCCGTTAGTCCCGATGTGAGGCGTTATGCCGTCTTCTCCCGCGTCGCCCTTGAATTCTCCCGATTCAACAGCTTCTCTCAGCTTGTCGGCAATAACCTTAGCAGCGTCTTCGAGAAACTGATCGTAAAGGTCGGGAGTTATCTTTTTCGCGCTCGCTCCCTTGTCGTCCTGAGTGAATCGAACGTTGAGAATCGCCGTTACCGTGATTATCTTCTGCGGCGCAGTCCCGTCTCCGATAAGACTTCCCGACACAACAAGCTTAGCCTGTCCCGACATCCGCGTTATCTCATACGGAACGTCAATATCTTCCTTGTTGTCGAGAAGAACCGCGACAGGCTTTCCGCGTACGGGATAGAATACCGCTTTTTTTGTAAGCCCGTCCCATTCTGAGGAAAACTCGAATCTCAGCTTTTCCTCACCGTATGAACCGCGCGTTCCGACGTTTATTTCCCCCGGACAGAGAGCGTATTTGTCAGCCCTCAGCGTCTGCGTTCGTATCATCGTCCGCCTCTTTTCTTTCACGCTCGATTTTTGCTTCCTTCGCGAGCTCATTTTTCAAAGTGTAAAGTGCGTCAATTATGCCGTGCATCCTGAGACAGTCACCGTAGCCCCTTACCGATATACTGTTCAAATCGGAAATGCAAGCCGCGCATATCTCCGCCGCCTTTTCATAGTTCATATTATCCTCCTTATACGCTGAGTACCTTTTTTGTGCCGTAATAAATCCCGTCCGTGCAGAAATAGTAGGTGCTTGAGGTCATCGTGTCCATGCCTGAGCCGGACAATCTCGCGCGAACTCCGAGATTCCCTCTCGCGTCTATCGTCATGTAGTCCTGACTTGCCATATATATTCTTCCCGCAGCCGCTTCAAGCGATATTGAACCGTCCGCGATGAGTTTGAGAGCAGTCTGATACCTTGTGTTGTTGTATTTTGCACTGTATGTTTCAAGAACTGCCGCAAACATCGATTGATCCTCTGTCTCCGTGTCGTTTTCGATCGTCTTTATTTTGAAAAAGTCCTCGTCTCCGTAACTGCCGTTCTGCTTGACGAAATTCAAACTTGACTGAGAAACACCGTATTTGTCGCTTATCAGCGAAATATTGTTGCCGTTTACGGTCGATTGACCGCTTTGAGACAAATCACTAAACGTAACAAAGCCCGAAATGTCAACATGATCTGCGTCAATCTTCACGCTTGAACCCGCTTCGTTCACCGCCGCAACGATTGATGCCGCCGTGACTTTGCCCGCACTGTTCGTGACCGACGATATCATTGACACCGTAGCCATACCGTCCTGCGCTTCTGAGATAATCCCCGCTTTCGCACTCGATATCAGCCCGTTTACATCACTCGTCGTAGTGTAGCTTGCAAGCATCGATATCGTAGCCATACCGTCACGCGCGTCCGCTATGATTCCCGCCTTAGCATCGGAGATAAGCCCGTTTACCTCGCTTGTTGTAGTGTACTGAGCAAGCATCGATACCGTAGCAAAGTCCTTTGTCGCGTTAGCCACAAACCCGGCAAGCGAATCCGTTCCCGTGCCGTCCTTCCACTGAGCAAGCGCTTCAATGGAAGCCGAATTCGCGTCGGTCTTCACCACAAGAGAAGCTATCGCGTTTCCCGTCTCGGATATCAGCCGTGTAAGCGATTCATCGAGATTGTCTATCCCGATATTGTACATCGCGTCAAGATTGTCTCTGTTCTGCTTCGTGAGCTGTTCCTGTATTCCGTCAAGCTCTTCGCGGATTCTGTCAAGACTGTTCTCGCTTTTCTCTGACTTCCTCACGTTCCCGACAGCGTTTTTCTCGGGGATATCGGATGATAAATACCTGTGCTTATTCGTCAATGTATAAATCCCCTCCCCATGAAAGAATCAGCTCAAGCGCAAGAACCTTGACATCCCCGCTCCCGGCAATGCGTATCTTGTGCATATAGCACGAAGTCATGCGTATCATGCTCCGCATAAGCCTGCGCCCGCCGTTTTCGGACGCAAGAGACGGTGTCATCGCCGCGCTGAATTCGTCCTCGGGACGCATCAGATACGCCCTCACACTCGCTCCGTTGCCGATATCGCACAGAAGCGATATTTTCTTTATTCGGCGTACATCAAGCCGCCCTCCGGCAATGAAATCGGTTTCAAACCACCAGTCAGATACATATTCTCTGTCGCCTATCTCTGTTCCGGCGTTTCCGCCCGCGTCGGCGTATATCTCCTCATCGTAATCATACAGCCTTAGCTTTCCGTCCGCACATTTCGCGATAAGCCCCCAGTCGGTTGATGTAAACTGTACGGGAGATTCCTCGTCTATGTCTCGTATCTTTGACCATATCCCGTTTTTATAGGTGTAAAGTCCATCGTGAAGCTGTACATACAGCCGCCCGTTATATCCGCCGAGAACAGCATCGTCTGTGTTCAGCCCGTCTCCGAGGTCTGCACTTATCTTCTTGGGAGTTCCGCCCGTGTAGCGGTATATAACTCCCTCTGACGCAAAGTAAAGCACTCCGTCTATCTCTGTTATCGCATACGGATTGTCGCACCCGTATGAGCCTACATCAACTATACGGAACGGATTTTTGTTATTGTAAACAAGCTGCATGAACCCGCGCTTGAAGAGCACTACGTGATTGTCATACGTCCATATCGCAGTGAATCTGCCGTCAGCCTTGACGTTGGACTGTGACATAGAGACCCACGCATTGGCGGTGTTCGTGTCGTCCGCCGTGTCGAGATTGAAGTTTGCGTAATCGTTGAACGCCGACGCATACACAAGATTGTCGTCAACCCCGAACAGGCGCGAGCAGTATACCGACGCATATTTTATCGGAGGATAACTCTCCCCGAGCGTCGCCGGAGTGAAATTCCCGTTCGGAGAAAAGTCCATCGACACGCAGTCGGGGTAAATGAGTATCTTCCGCACATACGTAGCCTCAGCTATGTTCTCCGTGTCCGACGCAACGTTGAACTGTACAGCCGTTCGGTATGTGAAATCGTCGTCATTTCCTTTCGCGTTTCCTATAATCCCGGTGTATTTGATGTTTCCCGGCTTGAGGTAGTCAGCCTTTATCTTGCCCGAATCGCGGTATATCACAAGTACAGCGTCACCGAAACCGTGTATGGATATGGGCTCGGCGTATGTCTTCCAGATTTTCGCCTTGAGCGCCGCGGATATCCCCGGAGGCTCTACGATAACGCCGTCAGCACCCGTGAGCTGTCCGGTGTCGATATCTGAGGTAGTGTTAAGCCCGCCGAAATTCCACCTGATTATGCGCTGTTTCGTCTCTCCCGTCGGAATGTACTGCGAACCGTAGGTGAACTCGTCTTTTTTCTTCGCCATTGCTCACCCTCCGTATCTCTCGTTCCTCTTCTGTGCCCAAATCTTAAACGACTCAAGCTGCGTGTTGTAATCGGCAAGCCATTTCCCCGCAAGCCCGTCCTCGTTCGCTATCTTGTAAGCCTCTCCGCGCATCCTCGCGCCCGCCATGTCAATAAACTCTATCGGTATCATGACATTCGCCGTGCTGTTCTGCGCTTTTGTGAGAGGTCTGAGACGGTATATTATCCTGATTTCATACGGTGTTTCCGTCGGATTGAGGTATAAAACGCCGCTGTAATCGGTGTAATAGAGGTCTTTGTCGGAGAAATCCGTCATCCCCTTTGCGCCGCTCCGCTCAAGCTCGCGCCCATCCGCGAAAACCGAAACAACGTCGTCATACGTTACCGTCGCACACCCGGAGGGAACAGTCAGAGACGAAAGTGTGATCTTGTCGTCCGTGATATCTGAGTATTCGATGTCGGCGAAAAGACACTCGTTTATGACCTCGCTGTATAAAAACTGCTCGACCACGCTCAGCCAGCGATACCATGACGCAGTAGGTATCACGGCGGAAATATCCGTCTCGGCAATCACCGAATCAATGTAATCACTGCATTTTATCCCGCTGTCATACATGGTAATATCCTCCGTCTACTATGCGCCGCCCTCTCGCCCGACGCGCATATACCACTCTGTACGCGCGGTCAGCCTCGTTCACGAAATCCGTCTTTCTGTCGCTGTCTCCCGTGATGAGATATAGGAGATTGTCGCATATCGCCGCCGTGTATTCGGAGTAAACGGGTATCTGCTCCGATATCGCCCACGGCTTTCTGTAGCCGCCCTCGGCGTTTATTACCTTCTCAATCCCGTATTGCCCGATCAGCGAGTTTACAGTTGTGTCAAGGTGCGTGAGAAACGTGTTGTGCGAACAAGGAGCGGTAAGAGTGACTGTGTCATATAAATCCTTTATGTTCATTTCGGCTGCTCCTTTGCTTGAATATAACAGTAAAGGGAGCGGGGAAGCCCCACCCCCTCGACTGCGCAGGTGTTAAGTAAGTGTATTTGTGCCAAATCAGGAAGTCTTGCGCTCGATCTCAATGCAGGTACCGGGGTGCTTGCAGATGAGCTCAAGGTAGTTTGCGAGAAGCGCACGGTATACGGACTTTGATTCCATAAGGTTGAAGATTCCGCCGCCCTGATAGTTTGCGAAGTCCCAGCCGGTCTGTCTCAGCTCGAACATAGTTGTGTCAACACCCCAAATCTTGGAGGAAGGCACGAAACGCTCGTTGTAAACATCCACCTCTCTGTTGCCGTAAACAACCTTGATCGAAGCAAAACCGTTTCTGTAGTTGTTGTTGGTAACATACTGAGTGTTTGAAGACTTGAGATAGTTGAGGAAGTCTGCGTAGCACTGGTCACCCATCATGAGAAGGTCGATCTTGCCGCGTCTCATTCTCTCGGAGTCCTGAATTGCCTTGTTGATGAGTACATCGTCAGGCTCTTCGGTCTTGCCTGTGGTGACGGTGTAGGAATAAGTGAGAGGCTTGAGCCACGGATTGTCAGCCTTGGTGAGACCGTAGATGGATGTACCGGAGCCGTAAATAGCACCGAGACCCGTGATTTCTCTGTCCTTAGAGTTTTGTACGTAAATCACCGCATTAGCCGCGCAGGTGAATGTGGAATCGAACGTAACTGTCTTTGTAGAGTGGTCAATCGACTTGATCTGTACTCCTGTCTTAGCCGCTGTGCCCGCCGCCTCGTATACGTCGCAAGTCAGACCCTCCATGAGCTTTGTTGTATCGTCTACTACGTGCGCCGCCTTTGCCGAGGTAGCGGCAGTGCCGATAGTGGCGAGCTTGCCTGTGCCGTCGCCGAAGAGCATACGCCCGACGTTCCATACGTTCGCCTCGTAGCCCGCATCCATCTCATCCTTTACCGCGTCAATCATAGCCGACTTGGAGGTTCTGCCGAGTTGAATCGCCTTGTGGGAAATTCTCAGCTCGTTGTACGCATCCTTGACGGAGTATTGAAGCTTTGAGTAGAGCGGTGCGTGTGCCTCGGGAGTGTTTTCACCCTCAGCTGACATACCGAAGCCGCCGCCGATACCGATTCTCGCGCCGAACTGACCCGTAGACGCGTCAAGAGAAGACTTCTTGATCTTCTGCATGAAGATTGACGGGTCAACATTCAGCGCGTTGTTGAGGAAAGGAAGATACTCGTGAAGGAGTATATCCTGTATCCTGTTGAGGTCTTGTGTAATAGCTGCCATTAAATATTATCTCCTTTTTCTGTCTTTGATTAGAGCTGCCAGCGTTTGTCAATCGCCGCAAAAAGCTCATCTTTGGTTTGTGGCTTGTGTTCCGGAACAGCCGCAGCACCCGTCATGCCCTGTGAAGCCGACATTTTAGGTAGGCTTTCGTTTTGCTTCTGTATATTTTGCGCTCTCCGGATTTCGAGTGCCTTTTGCGCATCCGGGTTGGCGAGTACCGCCGTTACAAGTTCGTCAGTGGTCATCTTTTTATTCGGGTCTGAGCGGAGTCCGCGGTTGATAAGTCCACCGAGAAGCCGCGCCTGTCCCGGGTCCATCTGACCGAATTCGGGAACGGAACCGATAAATGAATCTATCTCCGCGTCATGCTCGCGGAAATCGGGGAATCGCGGGTCGTTGTATATCTGGTCTTTTGCCGCAGATATAGCCGCCTCGCGCGTCCTTGCTTCGTAATCAGCGCGAATGGGTGTCATCTCCTGCGACATCTCCTGACGCGCTATCTGACGGAGCGCATTGAGCATATCAGTCTGATACTGCTCCTGCGCCGCCGTCTGTTCCTCGGGCGACATATATTGCAGCTCCTGCATATTCAGCCGCGGGAGTGTTATCTCCGCCGCCTGATTGACTGCTTCCTCAGCCTGTGCCGATTGCTCCTGTACCGCCGTCTGCGACTGCTTCAGAGCCTCCACAAGCTGCTGTACCTGTGCCGTGAGAGCCGCATTCTGCGCCCTCATCTCGTTTATAAGGGAGCTTTCCGCGTTCTGCACACTCTGAGCGGGCTGTGTGCTCTGTATAGGCTGTTCCTGTGTCTCAACAGGCATCTCTGCCGCCGTTTCCGTTACTGCCTCCTGAGCGGTTTCAGGCACTTCCTGCACCGCCGCAGTGTCAGCCGCAGCGCCTTCGACAGGTTGTGCCGCGTTTTCGGTCACATCTTCCGGCATCTCTTCCGCCGTTCTCGCAAATCCCGCGTCAAGTACGTCGGATAAGTTTAAATCTCTCTCATTTTCACCCATTTTTATCTCCTTGGTTCATCACCTGAGCTTCGGCGGCTCTCTGCATCGCGTCAGCTCTCGCCGCCTCTTCCTGCTGTCTCAGGTTCATTCTGTGGTCTTCGATGTGCTTGTCAAACATCTTCGCATACTCGGGAGCCCTCTTCATGAGCTGCCTATAATCAGCCCCGAGCGCGTATTTGATGTGCTCCTCTATGTGTATCGAATCGTCGTCGTAAAGTCCCCTCTCGGGTACTACGCCGCTTTCGAGGTAGCTGTTCTCGCGGTTTGCGTTCTTTCGCTGTAAATCAGCCTCCGTGTACGCCGCCGCTGTGTCCTTGAGATCAAATAAGTCAAGCCCGGTCTCGATAAACCGCTTGTCAATCCTGCCGTCGTCGCCCAAGAGAAGCCCGGCATTGAGCGCCGCGATGAAATCCTGCCTCTTTTGGTCTTTGGAGTGCCGCAGCTCGTTTTCCGCCGCGTAATCAATGTCGTAAGAATTGATATCGTCCGCACACCACGTGTAAACGCCGCCTGCCTCATCCTGTCCGGCGATCATCAAAACGCGATATCCGCTCGAATACTCCTTGTTAAGCCTCAGCCAAATCCGCGCCATTGAAAGCACACCGTTGCGTATGCTGTCCGCCGTTAGTGACATTCGCGTCGAATCTATCTGCCGCAGATTGTCAATCGCCGTACCAGATGTGACGCCGGACGGAGCAGACCCGACAACCATGAGCTGTGAAACACCCGCCGTGTACTCCATGTCGGAGGATAACCTGTCGAGCATCTGATATACAATGCTCGGCGGGGAAGGATACTCAATCAGCGACGGAACGCCGAACTGCGGATTGTATACGAGCATCGCACCCGAATCAATCCCGCCGTCCTCGTCTATCGCCTCATCGTCAAGCGAACCCGCGGGAACAAGCCACGGATTGTTCGCGACAGTGTCGATAAAATCCTGTATCTTGTTGTAATTTTCGTTGTACGACCTCTGTAAAGGTATCAGGTCTTGAATAACGCTCTTGCCGAAGAACTGTCCCGATACGGGCTTAGACTTAATCGCAGTCAGCGGCATTATCCCCGCCGGAAGATCGCCGTAGTAGACGATTTCGTCCTTGATTATCGTGATAAGCCGCCCTCTCGGGTACTTTCGAGAGGGATTCTCAAGGTACGTTATCACCCTCTCGCAGTTCTCACGCTGTACCTTTGACACACCATACGTCGCGTAAACGTTCCCGTGACCGCTCGTGCCGTTAGGGAGCGGCGTGAGAACATATCCGTCAATCTCTTCGCCTTCGTATCTGCGCCCGTATAGGTCGTATATCTCGCCGATATCGAGCACACGCTCAATTATAATGTCGTGCTGGTCGGCAATGTCCTCAATCGTCAAGGACTGCGGGAATACCTCGTAGGGAGATACCAACCCAAACGCAATATCGCCCGTCATGATGGGCTTAGGCTCGCTCACAGCGTCCCCGTCGGCATTTGCGCGTATCACTACGCCGTCTCCGACACGCTCACCGCGCTCCGCATCCCACCATGACAGAGTAAACGCAGTCCCGCAAAGCTCCGCCCATGATATCAGCTTGTCCATCTTGTCCGCGAAATCGGTCACGGACTGGCAATAATCAAGCAGCTTCGTCGAGGTCTTCGCTTTCTCCACATCGTCAGGCTCGGGGGAGCGCGGATTTACCACCATCTGATACTTGACAGACCCGAGATTTGCGTGCCGCGTCTCCATCAAAGGAGCAACACGGTTGTAAACACGCCTCTCCCGGTCTTTTTTTGTCTGCCTCTCAGTGTCTCTCACACATCTTCGGTAAACGTCAATGTCGCAGTTTTGGTGTCCCGCCATAAAATTGGCGTTAAGCGTCCATTGGAGCTCGTACAGCGCCCTGTCGTCGCGCCTCTTCTCAAGCTCAGCCTTTATACCCTCTACAATGTCCTCGTAGTATATCCGCTCTCCGCTCTCGTCGAGGTCAACGGGCACGTTTGGCGGCTCAGGCTTGTTTTTCGCCTTGCCGCGGAACAGGTCAAGTAAGCTCATCAGCCGTCACCTCCGTTCATCGGCTTGCGGTACGGCGATATAATGCCCGTCTTCACCGCCTTCTCGGGCGGCAGAGACAACTTTTCGCTCACCAGCCGCTCAATCAGCCGCTCTTTGCGAACATTGTCGTATATCACGCCGCCGAGCGATACCGCAAGCACCACACATACAATCACAAGTCCGTATGTCACGCCTTGCTCCTTGCCTTTTTAGCCGTCTGCGCCGTCTGGACTGCGGGAGTGCCGCCCTCCGTGGACTGTCCGTCAGGAGTTTCGGTAGTCTCTTCCTCGGTTCTCTCAATCAATCCCGCGAGCAGTCCTATCTCCTTCGCACAGCTCGGGCAGAGGTATAAGCCGTTGTTAAATACATCCGACCTCTTTGAGTACAGATCGGTGTTTTTGTTGCGACACCCGCCCATCATGCATAACCGCGCATGGTTTATCTTGTTTTTCGTTACCGCCATTGTATATAATCCTCCTATTTTCTCCGCTTCCCGAAGACGCTGTCCTTATGCCGATCAAGCATTTTCTGCTCTTCCGACCGCCTGTCAGGCTCTTTCGGCACCCGAGCGTGTGTCACGCACCAGTACCTGAGACTGTCCGGTAAATGCGTCAGCTCGTGAGGCTCAACCGCACAGTCGTTTATGTCGTCCTCGTCGGCTTTAATCGTCGAGAGCGTCCGAATCAGGTTGCGGCAGGACGAAAATATCTTAAGTCCCGCCGTCGGCTCTCCGTCAGCTCCCACAATCACCTTAAGCCGCTCGTGAATCTGCATCCACCCCGAAATTCGGTTGTTGTTGCTCTTTGTGAGCGGCACACCGTTGTCTCGGTATATCTCGTCAATAGTGCGTCCCGTGTCCTTCGTGCGGCTCCAGAGGTCGGGAGGCGCGTATGTGATCCACTTTTGCTCCCGCATCTCAGCCGCGCGAATGGCAGCAGCCGCATCCGATACAATCAGCCCCGACTTGTATACCTCCGATATCACATAAGCGTTGCCTTCGGTGTCAATCGCGATGTACAGACACGCCAGCGCATCGAGACCGTAGTCAATAACCCTCTCAATCCGCCAGTGCTCGGGAATAAGGAACGGCTGAATAACGTGTACCGCCGGGTCAAACTCCTCAAAATACACCGCTCCGTCAATGCCCCATTCGCCAAGCCCCGAAACCCTGTATCTCGCGGGCTGTGTAAGCCGCATCCGCTCAAACTCCGCCTTGTCATCATCCGACAGCCACTCATTGCACAGGTAATTGGTAGTCATTGCCAGCACGTCGGGAGAGGGACTGTCAAAAAACCTCGGCTTAATCCACGTGCTCTCGCTCCATGGGTTAAACGTCAGCGTGATCTGCCGGTAATATCCCTCGGGAAGGTCGCCCATCAGCGAATCACACAGCTTGTCAAACTCGTCCTCGTCCTCTATCTCGTAACACTCCTCGCACCAGAGCCAGCAAATCGCGCCGATCTCGCACGTGATAGATGTGATCTTGAGCGAATCATCCAGCCCGCGGAAGTATATCTTTTGACCAGTCGGGATGTACGTGATCTCAAGCGGACTCTCCTTGCAGCGAAAGTACTCATCCACCCCGAAACGGTGAATAGCCCACTTGAGCTGCGTGTAACAGCTGTCTTTTAGCGTGTTGGCGTACCTCCGCACGACGAGAGCGTTTGAAAGCGGGTACTTGATTGTCTGATATATCAGTTTTAGAGCCTGTGTCGCTGACTTTTTTGAGCGTCGCGACCCCTTTATCGCCACATAACGGCATTTTGACCGCCACATTGTCCCGTAGCCTCTGCCGACTATGTCCGGGAGATTAATCCTCCCGAGCTTTTCCTCCGCGCTCATCAGTCCTCAAGCTCGCTCTCGCCCGTTATCACCACCGGCACACCGCCCGATATCTTAGTCTCCTGCTGCGTCCGGTACTCGGGATAACGTCCGAGCCATATCCCCGCAAGACGTGTGTTCAGCGTGCCGTCCTCAAACCGCGCACGTGCGTTCGTCTTGCACTCGTCGTCGATCATCTCGCATATCTCTTGATAGTCCTCATTTTCGCGGTACTGCCCCCACAAACGCCGCGAGAGGGGAAGAAAGACGCAGAACCCGTCTACAGTGTAAGTGAGCGGCGCAAGCTCATCCCACTTGATGATCTCTTTGTGCTCCACACCGTCGTCACCCACGGTTTTAACGGTCTTCTGCCGCCTTTTGACGTTGTTATCGCACTTAAGCTTGTATTTCTCCCACTTTTCTGCGATTTCATCCGGGGTAAACTTCCACTGCCCGCCTCGGGTCTTCGCCTCGTACATATGCATAATCCGCTCTCCTTTCACCAAATGTCTTCCAAATCGTAGTAAATTCGGCATTCGCCTAACAACGTCTTCCGAAATCGCTACACTAAACCAATCACTGGTAATATCATACCATATGTTCTTGGCTAAGTCAAACGCACGTTCTCAAAAATTTTTGGGAATCTCGAAATATCCATCATTTGTTAACGCATTTTTTACAATTACCCTCTCAAAAAGAGAAAGCACCCACCGAAAAGGCGAGTGCCGAAAACGAAAAACCACCGAAATATCGAAAATGAGAGAAGACGAGAGAGAAAACGAGAGAAGAGAAGGAGAAAGAAGACGGAAAGAAAAAGTAACCAAAAAGAAAGGATTAAGAAAGACGAAGAGCAGAGAGGGAAAGCGAGAGCCGAAGAGAGAGGCGAGGGGAGCGCTTGATCGCCCCCCTCCGCGCACCCCCGATCAAGTTCGGGAGACCCGAACGACACAGAAAAATAAGCCGTAGAGAATATATTATATATTATTATATATATAGTATATCTATATTTTATATTACGCGTGCGCGCGCGCAGGAAAGGTGTAAATCCAAAATCCTTAAAATTTTTAGGGTTATAATAAGGAGCAAAAAAGCGAGGATTACTCCCCGCTCGTCTGTGAAGCATCCTCGCTCATAAGCCTGTCTATCGCCTTGACAATGTAAGCGTTAAGCGACAGCCCGGCTTTATCGGCAGCTGCTCTGATCTCATCCTTGCGCCCCTTAACGACCACAAGGGCAATCCTGTCGTAAGCCTTCTCGTTGTATCGATTTTTTACCGCGGCAGATGTTTTCCCGCCCATTACAGCACCTCCTTTTTGTCCTCCTTATTATACCCGTTTCATCATACTTTGGCAAGTATGCAAAATAAACAAAAAACACCTTCAAACTTTGTGCAACATTCCCTATTGACATACTTGCACAAGTATGCTACAATATAGACACAGCAAGGGCAACGAAAACAAACAAAAAACAAAACCAAAAAGGAGAAACTAAGATGAAAAGATACTACATCAACAACGCAAGAGGATTCGCAAACACTTACAATCTCGTATGGGCTGAGACCCCCGAGCAGATCGCCGCAGCCGAGAAAAACGGCTACGAGAGAATCACCCGCCGCGAGGCTGAAAAGCTCTGCGCAATGGAGAACGACCGCAGAAAATATGATCCCGAGTTTGCGGGTTATGCGTCAAATCTGATCTACCCCATAGACTGGGACGCGTACACGTTCGGCGCGTGGGAAAACGATCGCCGACTTGCCAAGGACGGCTGCACGATCATTTATAAGCACTGATAAACAAACGCAGAGTGACGGGGGAAACCCCGGTAATGCGAGTGCCGGAAACGGCAGCGGTCACAACTCCGCGAAATCTTGCAAAAATCAATCAAAAAATCGACAAAACCGCCGCGAATTGTGGTATAATATAATCAAATCAAGCGGCAGAAAGAAAGGAATATCAATCATGGCAAAATACGACATCACCTACTCATGCGGACACTCCGCCACCATCCAACTCTACGGCAAAAACGAAGAGCGCGAAAAGAAAATCAAATGGTTAGAGAGCGAGGGCTTTTGCCCCGAATGCTACAGAGAGTATAAACGCGATGAAGACGCGCGAAAAGCTGCCGAAATCCTCGAAACAACCGCAATCAAACTC